ATTATATATGTGTTCAAATTCTTCAGTGATTTGCTTTTTAATAGATGAGCTTACTGGTATACTATCTAAATTAATTGAAACAGCTGGAGTCACCCCATTTGCTGTAATAGATTCGCTTATAATGTCCTCAATCGCTGCATCAGTTTCTGGATGCATAGCACTACCTCTATATTTCAATATAAGTTGTGCATTATCTTTTGAATCATCTCCGTCCATATTAATGTAATGACCATAATGCGCTCCAGCAGATGTTGCTGTAACGTATCCAGAGCCATCATCGTCTCTTGGCGGAACAGGTGAAGCAAGAGTCTTTTTATCTTTAGCTCTTGTTATCTCAAAACCGAATAATTTAATTGTATTTTCTGCCATTTAGAATTCCTTTATAGTAAGGAGAGCAAAGACTGCTCTCCTACTATTTATATCTTAACTTGTAGTGTCAGTATCGTAATACTGTTATGCAAAAGTTACAGTGAATCTTTCGATTTCATCGTTACTTGCATAACTTAACTCAATAGGAGACATGTCTTGAGGATATGATCCTCTAAACGTATACTTTTTTAAAGTATCGCCTGATCTATCAAGTTGTTCGACAAAAAGATCTGCCTCATATGCAACAGGAGTTGTAAGACCAGTATTTGCAGAGTGTGCATTCATACCGTTCATCCATCTTTCCATTGCATTTTTAATAGCAAAGTCTGTGTCGTTTATTATTGTTACTGTCCAAACATCAAATGTTCTATCACCAGCCATTTTCAATTGTCTACCACGAAATGGTACAACTATTTGGCCAAGTGTTGATCCTGGTAACTGAGCTGTTTCACATAAGAATGAAGTCAATTCAGCATCACCATTTGCATATCCTGGAAAGTTTATTGTAGCCTTGAAGAGGTTAGGACGTGCCCCACCGCCTCTTAGCTTTGATTTAAAATCATCTACGCCTAATACTGCCATTTTCTACCTCCTAAACTGTGCCAACGACTTCTTCAAAGTCGACACCAGTTCTTACTGCTACAAAGTTAAGTGTAACAAAGTTAATGGATCTGGCCGGCTTAATGAAGATACTTGCGATAAACTCATTTCTGTCAATAACTGCAGGTGTATTATTTGTAGCATCTGCAACTACTCTGAAATCTGTAATACCGCGTCTACCTTTTACTTCGCGTAATACTGGCTCGACGATATTAACAAACTCAGCTCTTGTAAATTCATCGTTGAATTCAAAAAGTACTTGTTCTGCGGCTCTTCCAATTGCTCTTTCTAATACTAAGAACAATCTTCTAACATTGATTCTATCAAATGCTGAAGGCCTTGCAAGTTTTGTTTTATCACCAAATAGTATGACGCCTGCTCCTGGTATATTTGCAATTGGATTTACGCCAGCTTTATACAAAGTATCTCTTTGTGGTTTGGTAGGTGAAAATGCAATTGAAGTAATTCCAAGATATTGGCCTCTTCGTGAACCTGCTGGTGAAAACCACGGAGCTCTATTTAAATCAGTAGCAGCCATAATTCCAGCAGTCGATGAACTAGCTGGTATCTCTATGTATTGATCATTAAATTTATCATACACTTTAAGATAGTTTCCATCCATAATCAAGTATGAAGATTTAGTAAATGTATTTCCAGTAGCTACAATATTCGTAACTATGTCACTGGTGCTGTTTATATTAAGAACATCGCTCCTTGCTGGTGAAGCAACAACAACACAGTCTTTTCTTAATGATTGAGCAGTAGTTACTAAATCATTTATTACTGTAGTTTGATCTGTTCTAGAAGTCATACCAGGGCAAAATATAAAATCTATTTCAACTTGGTCTTTGTCTTCAAAGAGATCATAACCTGACAGAATGTCAGAAGTTGAAAATACATCAACATCAACACCGCCACCGAAATTATAATCGATGTCTGTATTAAGTACTCCAGTTGTTTTTACAAAATTATCGCCGCTGTCGATTGCAGAACCAGCTGCAGCTTTACTTCCTAATGTATTTGAAAAATCAGAATCAAAATCAATTTGCCAAACATACTTTGATGTGTTATTAATAATATCTTTTACATAATTAGTAGTTCCATCAGGGTTTTTTGCGTTATTACCTAAAGACAAAAATGAATATCTTTCTAATAATGTTCCTTGAGTACCAGTAATTTTACCACCTTTATCAATGATAGCTACGTGCACTTCATCGTTAAGAGCGTTTATTTTACTAGCAAAATTAGAAGTTCCTGGTGCATCATCAAATTCATTTTTATATGCCCAATTTTCAAAGGCTGAATCACCTACAGAATACGGGCAAATTGATACTTGTAAACTATTTCCAAGTGATCCTGGATATTTAGCTATAAAAGTATGTTTATCTGAATCTAATGCAGATAACTGAGAGTTAAAATTTGTTTCATTTTTTACAACTTCTGTTGGCAATCCAGCAGCTGTTGCCGCGGCTGTTTGGCCTGTAGTTGATACTGCGTTCTTAGCAACAGAATCAATTACTCTTACAGTTTGAAGTGAGTTAGAATACTTCAAAAAGAAATTAGCTCTATGAAATGAAAACGTTGTTGCGGAATCTGGTGCGCCAAAGACATCGACTAGCTGTTGTTCTGAGCTAAGTTTGACTCTTTGTTCGACTGGACCCCATAGTGAATTTATTACAGTTGCGCCTGTAGTTGACTGGACATTAGGCACGCCACCAGTCAGATCTATTTCTTTGACAACAACCGCAGGTGATTCGGAGGGTGTAGATAGTGCCATCTTATTTTCCTTTTTTTATGCGATTACCATTATACGAATATTCAATAGTTATTACCATTATTTATAATATTACAGGTTTCTATCGTATTCAATAGCCCATGGGTGTTCTTCATCTGGTTCAATTCTTTTAACTTGTTCATTACCATCATTAATAAATCCAAAAGGTACTATATCGTCTTCAATTTCTTTTAATTTTTGTTTAAATATCATATCTTTAATATTGATATCAGTTAAATTAGAAAAGTAAGATGAAGATACAAAATAACCAAACATTACTAAATTCATAACTAAATCGTCATGATTACCAACTGCAGCTTGGTAGGTTTGTCCTTTTGCTTCAAACGTTGATATTTCTAATATTGTTTGTTCATCTACAACTGTTAACTTATTATTTTCCAGTAAGTCTTTTAATGCACTACATCCAAGTCTTTTAGACTTTCTATTTATATCTACGCCAACAGCATTAGCTTTAACTGCAGATTCAACATGAACGTTTTCATATTCTAAATCATAATATAAACCATTACAAACAACAGACCCTTGATCATTTGATTCAATAATACAATAAGCTTGGTTGTAGACATTCGCATACTTATATATAATATTAGGGAAGAGTAATGGCGAGATAGTATTATTGCGATACACAACCACTTGCTCAAAGGGGCGAACGTTAATATCGATCAGACTAAAAGAAGAATAGTCCTGTCCTCTTCCCTTTGATACATCGGCAACTAAAAGATACTCATGACCTTTAATAGGTTCTTTATAAACTAAACAGTCTCCACCTTCTAAATACCTTTGTGCCGGCTTAGCTCTTAAATTTAATAATGTTTGAGCATTCACTAATGTGTTACCAGTCCCAAAAAATGTATTACCAAACTCTTGATCAAATTGTATTTGAGATGTATTGTTTATTGTTTCTTCTTTCCACTTCTCATCACGCCCAGGAACGTCATGCCAATCAACTCTAAAATTTTTATATTCATTAACGCCTTGTATTGATCCTTCCCATATTTTATGAAATGTATTACCAATACCATTTGCTGTAGATGTTACTATGATTTTCGTATCACCACCAGAAGATACAACTGGATATGTTGATGTATAAAACTCTGCTGCGCGCTCAACAAATGCAAACTCATCTAGATACAATAAGTTTATAGAAAGACCACGAATAGAAGATCCTGTAGTAGCTGCTGCAATAATTCTACTATTATTACTAAAGTCTATATTTGATTTATTAAGAGCTTTGCATCCTGGCTGTAAAAAGAATGGAATGTTTTCAAGCATAATGGTTATTCTTGCTAGCATTTCTCGAGCAGTAGCACCTTTGTTAGCTAAAACCGCTATTGATTTTTCTGATTGAAATAATGCAAACCATAGCAAATAACCACAAGCTGATATAGATTTTCCAGATTGTCTACATGCTAATACAATATTAAATCGATGACTTTCAAATTGTTTAAACATATTCTTTTGATAAGGATATAATTCAAATGGCACTAAACCTCTATCTAATGAAATAATCTTTGCATATTTTTCTACAAAATATACAGGATCTTTCATGCACTTAGCATATTCAAGTACTTCTTCTTGTGTAAAATTAGAAGTAATACCGTCTTTTTTTATATTAGGATTGCCTAGATAGTTTTCATTCCGGTTTTGGAGTGACATTCACTATTTCCGATTCATTCTTTAGTAGCTTTTGAAGCTCAGTGGTGGAACCAACAAAAAGATTATTAGTTGTGTTTGCAACCTTTTTAATATCATCTTTTTTATCTATTTCTTTTTTCTTTTTATTAAGATCCATAAGTCTATCATTTACATCTGAAATATTTTTAATCATTCCTGATAATACTTCAAACGCTCGAGGGTGTTCACTTTCTCGTGCAACCTCAATCATTAACTCTAAACTCTGTTTACCTTTTCT